CGGGAACAGTCCTCTTTCTCTAGAGTAATTCACCCTGAACTCATTACTTTGAGCTTGGGTTGCTCTATTCCCTGGGGAAGTCAAGAAGTCAAGTCCTAGCTCTACTGGGTCTATTTGGAAGTGGGTGCAAATCGTCCTCATTACGTGGTGGTTGTAGTTGATGTATTCCATCTCATTGGATTTGGCAGCTAGAGGTACCCACTGGATATCATCTAGGCCAGACACAATAGGTGTTCTCCAGGCGTGCTGAGTTCCAGATATCGAGTTATAGAACTGGGTCCTGAAGGCGGATAGTTGAGATTGGGTGACTGTACCTTTGAGGTGGAGTAGACCTTTGGCAGCGAAGCCGTGGGTGAACACGTTCGAGTTATAGTTCTCCGTGTTCATGTGCGCCGTTATTTGTATCAGAGCCATCTCGAGGAGACCATAACCGTAGCCACAAGAATCGCTAAAATTTTGCGGATTTGCGATCTTGAAGATCATGTCTTCATCACCAAAAGGGGCCAATACCCGGTTATCATAAGACATTTGTACGTATTTGTAATAGGAGATGTCCCTAGGCGCGGGTTGGGTATCCGCTTCTGGGGAGTTATCCATTCTCTTGTTAGATAACTGGTTTTGCCTTACAGCCGCTTCTACCTCTCTCTCTATAATGTCCCGGGATATTTTACTGTTAATACGATATACTGCTTCCCCCGGAACCGGACGGAAGTGGTGTAAAGCTCCTGCTCTCGTGAGGACTTTTTCTATAGCTATAGAACCGAAGGTCAAAGCGTCCCTAACTATCAGCTTGAAGAATTCGCCAAGCAACATCTCATGACCTTGGGCAACACCCGCTTTGCGACCACAATTATAGATGAAGTCTTCTAAATTAGCTATGATTTCTTTGTCTTCGGCCGTGTATTCCTCGTCGTGGTTGCGCTTAACGAAGGCAAACCCCATTTCAAACTTCCGGTGTTCGGGACGGGAGAACCGCAGCATCGTGTCGCACCGCACTTGGATAATGGCTGAAACCAACCAATCCCGTAGGGACACGTCCTTGAGGGTTCGGTTAGAAATGCGACTTTGTTTCATGGACTGTATAAAAGACTGTTGGTTGTACGCGAAATACGGATCGAAAACTATCGCTTTCGATGCCACCGTACTTTCTGCATCTTCCTGCTTCGGCTGAGGTTTCTCAACCAAAGAGTCACCATCCGACTTAACCAGTTCTTCAATATCTGATTTGATGCCTTCTCTAATTTTGTCTATGAAACCGTCAAATATACCCATATTATTACTCACTTATGATTTTGTTACCTTTACTTATATTATCTTTAGCCCATAAAGGCTGTAAATTAGTGTAATGACAAGCTTTCTTTAATTGTTCGAGATCAGTTAAGTCGAAGGAGGACAAAGGAATTATATGATCTATATGCCAGCCATTTAAAGTCCAATTACCCCATGACATACCGGGAAGGAACTTAGACTCTAGATGTTGTTTTAGCTCTTCTATAGAACAACCGAGATTATTTATATGTGATCCTCTGGTTTTTAATTTTTTAAGAGTACTCCGTAATCTATGCCTAAGCCTATTACCTAATTTAAAATTAACATCCTCCTTTTCTTTATTTTTGTACCAAGTATGTCGCTGCTCCTTATGGGTCTTATAATACTCAGAGCTTTGCTGCTTACACTTTTCTTTATTTAATTCATATTTAGATACTTCTGGTTTTTTACATACTTTGCAAGAACCTGCATGACCGTCTATAACCCGAGATGATTTACTAAATTCAGAATAGGACTTATATATCTTACATTTAATACATACCTTTCCGACTGGATCAATAAGATCTCTATCTTTATGCCCTCGATGCGTATCGATTGTGGGGGCATACCTCTTCGAAGGTTTATAATTAGTTTGTCCAGTTTTAGCCTTAGTATAGCACTTATTGCAAACAGGTCCACAGTGCCACCTACATGTCTCAATAGACCCACATTTTATACATTTCTTATATTCTGTGTTTTCCATATCCTATCTCTATATATCTATTACTTGAAATTTAGGGTAATAATAGTCACTTCCGCACTCCCAATTCAAAGGTCCTTGCCTTAAGGTATGGGCATGACCTTGTAGAAAAGTGGTACAAGCATAGTCATTCTGCAAAAGTAGGCCAATGTTAGGGTCACCACCAAAGGTCTCAAAACCACCCTTCCAGTCTTGCTGGCTATCTTTGTTTACCCCGAAGTGACTCACGAATATGACCTTGCTATCTTTGGGGACTGTACCTAGGTTAGTTAGGAGCTCACTATACGCTGTCGAATACATGTGGCCATGAGTAGGTACTTGAAACATAGGCATCCACCTGCCATCATTGGTTGGCGGATTTGGGTTATGATACCAGCCACTGTGACCTACCATAGACACTTTACCTAAGGTAGTATCTTCTAAGGCTAACACGCCATCTTTATCCAGGAAATGAACGTTGTGTCGGGCAAACACCTCTTGGATTCTTTGGTTTTGCCTAGTCCACTCGGTCATGGACCTCTTCTTTTCCATTATCCAATAGTCGTGGTTGCCTAGGACAGAGACGAATGGTGTCGTAGGATAGGCTTCCCTTATCTTGGAAGTGATTACATCGATACAAGTCGGGGCATACTTACCCCCGGTGTAGTCACCACAGCCTACGATGAGGTCAATGTTAGTCTCCTTAGCCATACCTTCTATGGTTCGGAATACAGCGACTTCGGAGGTATAGTAGATGTGCCAGTCACTGAATAGTAAGATTCGCATGTTATCCTCCCTTGGGATATAACTAATATGTATTATTATACCTTACGTAGAAGGATACGAGGACTTAGGGCAGATAAGGGACAACTAGTTGAAGTGCCAGAGAAATCCCCCGCCCCCTGATATCGTCTCATCGTCATCACACCCATTCAGCTTACTCAGAGTCCCTATCTCGCCAATCTTCCTAGTATTAGGCTCGGTGTTGACGTCCAGGTTGAAAGTTGAGACTATCTCCTCCGGGGTGGGAACCTTCGTGAAGTTGCCTTGGTTGTCTCGTATTTGGGGGTTATAATCCATACCGGAGTCAGCAGTGATCATGGAGGGTTTGCCAAAAAGTGTGTAAATTCCGTACCTTAGAGCATCGCACCAATGGTTAAACTCATCCGCGGGCCTATCAGTTATAGCCCCTGATGCGTCGGTCTCGTAGTGATAAGTGAGGAACTCCTGGATTAGGGGAGCACAGGTCTCCTTAGCCACGAACAACTTCGGGTTGGGGTTACCAAAGGATCGTAGGTATTTCTTGACGACTTGGATACCATCGGAGATGTTCTTGTCGATGTGGTTGGGGCACATCAGGCCCTCTTGCCTCATTAGCTGGCCATCCCCAGGATTAGCTAAGTCAGGAAAGTAGAGCTGTATGCCGTATTGGTGGTGGTATTTGGACTTTATGAACTGGATCCAACTGACGTTGTTGTAGTATGTCCTGCCGTCGGCCCTAACCACGTAGATGTTCTCGGCATTGTCCACAAAAAAGACTACTAATGTTGAGGGGTTAGACCAACCCCAGTCGATCATTCCATAAGCTGGGAGCTTCATCTGCCTACACTTCTTCACGAATAGGTCGTGGGTACACTCCCCTGGGAAGTCTGATCCAGTGAGTATGGCCCACATACCATTCCAAGTCTTGACGTGGGTTTTCTCTTCGAATTCTTTGTAGATAATCCCTTCGACTGAGGGCTTTAGGTTGAAGAGCTGCGCGATGGCCCAATCTGGACCAGACTCTATGGCTTTTTTGACGGCATCATCTATAGGTTTGAGCATCGGGGATTTGCAAGTTTGCTTCTTTGAATCCGAAAGGCATAAACTTGACAGGGGACACTTCAAACATTTCTCCCCGTAAAATTCGTAGCTTACGTAGTCTTTCTGAGCCACCGGATCTTTCATCAACCACTCTTTATGAGAGATCGTCTCCATCTTATCTTGGAGGTAGTAGCCTATGGTTGGTGTAGTCCCAGACCGGGAGTCGGGACATCTCTGGGAGAACTCGAGCACGGTCCATTTCCTTACAGTGCGGCCTTCTTTGTCGGCATTTTCGATAGCTTGGTTCATCAGCCCGTACCTAGACTTACGCGTAGAGATACCTACTCTCAAAGCTTTCTTGTCGCCTTTGGAATCCAACATGCCGCTTACGTCCCTAAAAGCTTTTAGGCCCTCGCCGCTCACGGTGTCGACTTCGTCTACAACAACCAAAGGAACGTGGGGTCCATTACAATTGTGATGTAAAATACCCTGATTATCCAAGAAGCTATTAGATTGATCCCCTGGTCCTCCCTCTACTTCTAGTATTGATATCAGTTGCTTACCTATTGCGGTTTTACTTTTAACTCTTGCCATTCCTTTACCTTACTTGTAATATAAGTCTCTAAATCTTCTTCACTACACGGAATACGTATTAAATATATGCCGAAATCCTGGCACTGCTTATCGCGAAGCTGATCACGTTCCTGTCTTTTGCTAAAGGACTCGTCCGAGTCATACCAGGCTTTCCTAAAATGCTGATATCCATCGAACTCAAATGCTAACTTTAACTCTTCGCAGTATCCGTCAAATTCAAACTGGGCAACCAGCTTTACTCTTTTTTTAGGGAAGGAGCAACCCGTTACTCGCTCAATAATATCTCGACACTTGTTCTCGCTAACGAAGTTTGACCCGATATTTGATAAATATTCTACCATCTTATCTTTATCTACAATATCTGTCTCTCTTATCCACTTATATATAGTTCCCTTAGAAAAATGCAAATTTAATTCAGATAAAAAATCATCTCGAGTCTGGCCCCACGGCAATAACTTCTTCTTGCCCTTTTCAATCATCCTATTCTTACATTCTTTCGTCTGAGTATAGTTCTCAACACCATACTTCTCAAGACAGGTACGCTTTGCCTTATCTTTGACATCCTGATTGGCATTCGGATGGTTACATCCATATCTTTCCTGATTGGTTTTTATTCTATTGTCCTGTACCCGCGATTTGTGGCCCTGACCACGTAGAACATGCATCAGGCTCATAGTAAATTCACCGTAGTCTTTATATAGGAACAGTGTCTTGTCTTTTATCCCAGTATACTCACCAATAAGTTTAACCTTATCTCCGTACACTGCAGCTATTTTTTCGTGAACTTTATCAAGCTTCATTTTATTGGCTTTGGATATACTTTTGCGCGTTGAATCCGATATCCCTCGATTTTTATTACTTTCTATGAGTTCCGGTCGTTGAAATGTGTGTTCGACACCATATTTCTCCAAATTTGTCTGTTTAATGCCATCGTACACGTCCTTTATCTTATTACTCATATCATTTCTAAATTCTTCACGTTTATGGCTCTTACGAATTTTTTCGATCCTAATTTGTTCTGCTCGCTTTGGATGATGTGTACCACTATTGATTACCTTAGACACATTGGCATAGAACTCGCCATAATCCTTATCTATAAACCGGGCCTTTTCTAAAGAAGTGGAATAAGTGGACATATCAATAGTAATATCATCACCATGCAACTCCCTTATCTTTCTTTCTATAATCTCCGGAGTCAAATGTTTCCTACTAGGATGTCCGCGACCCATTACTATCCGTGATGGAATTGCCCACCACTCTCCCAGATCTTTGTCTATAAATCTGGCTTTATTTCCCATCCCAGTAAAGGTGGTTAGATCTATAGTAATCTGGTCGCCATGGGCTTGTTTGATTTTATTAAGTAGGTCTTCGATTGATGTTCTAATAGTTGTCATGGTTTTTTCCTCCGAAAAAATATTATAAAAAGATTATACCTGTAACGTCTAAAAAAGCTCTTAGCTATTCCCAAGGTCTTCCCAAAAGTTCTAAACAAAGGATTTTAGCCTCCTCCGACACATTATCGCACTTAGCAAAATTTTCATGACTCCACAAAGGTTGTAAGTTTGTGTAATGTTGAAGTTTTATCAGCTCCTCTTCGGAAGTGGCCTGCGAGCAGGGACATATATGATCGATATGCCATTCGCCATAATTCCCCCAGGACATACTAGGTTTGAATTTGCTCTCTATATAAGACCTAACGTCAGTCAGTTTCATCCCTATCATATTCTCGGCCGAATCATTCTTCTTATACCGTAAGTTAACCGAATTAGTTATTCTTACTCTTATTGCCCTTATGAAAGCCCTAAATGGATCAAATAGTTTCCAATGGGCAAAACAAAGACCGTGTTTAAAGGTTTTACGATCGCACTCCGGATTTTTACAAACCTTAGTGTTGTTTTTAACACGCCATGACTGATAATGCTTACCGCACAATCCTCGTTTTTCAGATATACAACCGCAACCATCGACGGAGCAAATAGGAAGGACAGAGGTCCGATGTTCTTTATAGTGTTTGTTACATAGTCCTTTATCTCTCGACAATTCTTCACATCCGGGTACCGAGCATTTTGTTCTTTTTTTCTGTTGAATCCAATGCTTATGACATAGTGCCTTACGAAATTGTTTATCCCCACATATTTTACACACTTGTGAGGTCCGACACTCAGTACATAACAAACCGCGATGTCTATAAAGTTGTTTACCGCATTTCTGACAAAAATCCGACGATCTCTTAGTTCTTTTATTCTTTGGGGGATTCAAAACTGCAGATGTCGTCTGATTCTGTAATATGTTGTAGTTCAACCCAGCCTCGCTGGGTCCAGACTCTATGATCAAGGGTTCCTTCGATAATTCTTCCATCGTCTAGCTCAATTCTCAAACATTCCCTAAAATCAGGGGTATTGTTAATGACTTTTACCGGACCGTCTATCGATAAGATATAATCTCCCGGTTTAATATCCGATATTAATATTATTTTACCTTGCGAATCTAAGACTTTAGATAACGATATTAGGCACGCTTTTAATGTTACGGGGAGAACTTCGAGAGTAACTTTCTCGCCGCGAAGATTAAAGATTGATTTTTCCATATTAGATTTCTCCAATATGCGATCATCTTCTTTTCGATCCGGGGGAAGTATGATTGGTTTAATCTTTGAGTTTAATATGAATTTTTGTATATAATTATAGCATCTTTTACTTTGAGACATGATAGCGCCGAGGTGAACACAATCGCGCCTATCGTGCAATAAGATTAACAATTCGGCAATTGCGACGCCCAAGGTATTATGGCTGATAAAACCATTAGACCAATAAGAATGGTCTTTATTCACCTCTAAATCGTAGAAATAATTTAGTTCAAAGGTAACCTTACTAATAGTTGCTATCTGATTTTTCTCTACGCCATCAATAACTGATATATTTGTGTCAGACATAAACACCTTATCCCCGACAGCCAGATCCTTCATATATCGCCACTCAAAACCATTTAGTCCTAGGACTTGGATCCTATGCTTTAAGGAACCAGAGAGCATATTAGGATAATCTAAGACCTGTATAGTAACCCCATCTTTAATACCTTCATCGAAGAACTCTTTTACTGGCTGCCAGGACCAACCTGTCCAAACTATATCGCCTATAATAACATTCTCAATAGTTTTAATACCCGTTTTGGTAAGAATATTAGTACCTTGAGAACTGCATTTTCCCGATCCCCTCGCAGCCACGTACAAAAGCTCCTGGACATTCTCCGGGTTATGCTTATTGACGCATATATCATACATTTCCCATACCACATCCAGTGGATTGGTATCTGAATATCGCGAGACATTTTGGTCGGGTAATTCTAGTTCGAAGAAATACTTGATAAAGTTCTTCAGTTCATCCCTAGTCCTACACGGCGTCAAGAATATCTTCTCCGCTTGTTCAGGAGTAAGAGTCTTCTTGACTTGCGACTTTGGTTTATTTCCGCTACTCATCTTCATCTCCTACCATAATTTCTCGAATTCCAACTCACAACATTCAGGAGTATGACAAACTGGACAAATACGACTAGCCCAAACATCATCTCCATCATCATCAACCCCTACACAATCCTCTTCCAACTCAGTATGCCCAAACTCTGCCTTACAAAACTCGCAAGTAACCCTAGTATCCTCATAGGTAGCAAAGAACTCAGGTTCCGGTGTAATGCTATGGATGTGCTGTATAGGCCTATAGAAGTTCACTGATAAGTCATTTATTCCTAGGGCCTTAAATAAGTCCATTGATTTCTCATCGAATGACTCTACAACAGCAGTTATCTTATAACTTCCCGTCTCATCTATAGACATAGACATAATGTGCCCTTCTATCTCCCTTGGAAGAACCGGTACTATGCTAGTATAAGTAAGTGTTATCGTCGTGTACGGACTGGGTTCAATATAATCTTGTCTTCCAGCATCAGGGTTACGACATACGGAAGCTTGATCAACTTTTACAGTGTATTTCATATATTTCCTTATTAAAGTAACGTAATAATATTATTATACTTACTCATCTTCATCTCCTACCATCTCGGCTAGTAAGTCATGGGTATCGTCTTCTTCAGTCCGACCTTTTATCTTCTTAGTCTTGTTGGCTACATAAGTGCTAGTGTCTTCTAGTGCTCCATACATTGTCGAAGTTCCTGATCCTTTGGCTTTAGGTACTGTAGCACCTTCCACCAGTTTATGCAAAGTCTCTAGGATCTCTTTGTATTCCTTGATGTTCTTGATCCTCAATTCCGGCTTCGGGTTCTTAGTTGGGTCTTGGATATACTTGCGCATTTCATCTAAGTTCTCCGTGCCCGCGACCGATATCATTGACGTCAGGAGATCAACCGACTCTATTACGGACTTCACCACCTTGGCCTTCACCCTTTCTCTGAGTGACCCCATCATGCGCTCTCTGTCTATAGACCACTTCCTGAGAGCTATGGTAAGTATGATTTGACCCAGTGGCCAGCGTGGATAGGCTAGGTGCATGTCTTTGAAGGAAGTACCAATCATATACAGTTCGAAGATCATGAGTGCGTCGCCGTCGTGGAGTACCCCTGCTGTTTTGTGCTGTCTCAGCCATCTCCTAGCTAGTAGATATTCATCTTGAGTAAGACCGTGTCGTTCTTCTTCAGTTAAGTCCAACTTTAAGGCCATAGTATATTGACTCCTTTGGAGTTAGTTTTTAATTATTATACTAAGTTACGAGAGTATGCGTAGTCGACTAGTACCCGAAGCAGCAACATCTTGTCGGAGCAAGGGAATAAGTACAAAAACCGAACGAGACCGACGGAGACCGGGTCATTCGATAGTACATCTAGTATGTCTCTGTATTTATTGGTAAAATCGTGGCGGAGTTGGATGTCTCTTATAATGACGAGGATAGGTCTGGTGTCCCCCGATAAGATTTGTATCCATACTTCTTGTCTTGTGTCGGGGTCTGCGACGGCTTCATTAATGAGCCGGCTGATCTGGGCTTGGTTCCGGGTCACGGTAATCTGACTCTTTAAATAGGGCCACTTCTATCTTCCACAAAGGGCCACAGTAATCTTTAACGAACTTAGTTAATATAGTTTTAATATCCAAGTTCCCCTCTTTTTTAAGTAGTCTCCTAGCTAGGAAGAGATCTATTATAGAATTCGACTTACGGTACTTTTCGAGTTTAGATATCAACTTCAAGATGTGGACGGGCAGATAGATCTTGTATGAGACCAGACGGGTTTTGACATCTATAGTCACCAAAACGTTCCTGGCTTGCGGGTGGGAAAAGAACCCATACGCGTATAGGTTGTCTTGAGTAGCCGGGGTTACCAGTCCATTGTTCATCAACCAGCGTTGTTGATCTATATGCTCTGCTAAGTTATTATCCATAAGTCCTCCTAAGGGTATTATACCCCTAAAGTCAGTAAAACTAAGCGTTTACCTTCTGTAAGTATTTTTTAGCAGTCATTTTAAGTAGTTGCCTGTCGACGTCACCTTTGTAGATTTGATCTATGTAGTTGTTTATCGTAATCTCTGGGGTAGGAGTCTCTATCTTATCCAGGACTTTCTCAGCGTCAGTATAGGCTATATCTATCCTTAAGGATAACCTAGTTCGGGCTTCTTCTACTCTAGGGGAGGAAAGTATCTTCGTCATCTCAGCTTTGGTACCGGATAATCTTATTACGTGGTGGTCGGTAGACTCTTCTAGGGATAAGACCTCTTCTAGACTAGAAGATTTCCACCTGGGTAGTGGACTTTCGATAAAGGTGATGTTTTCGTCTATAAGGTGTATACCTTTGATTTGGTCAATATCTTTAGCGTTTTGAGCGAATGGAGACCCGGGGTAGAAGACCTTGCCAAATGTTTGTCTTAGGTGCACATGTCCAGAGATGATCTGATCGTAAGGTAAAGTCTCAGCATCGATTGCGTCGTGGGGTATGTAACCCCCAAAGTCTGTACCCGCGAAAGTCTGGTGGCAGAAAAGTGTAGGATTCAGTACTTTCTCGTACGAGAAAGTTGGATGCTCCCGGAAATCATCTATCCCCGGGAAGTTCTTAAGGTTATAGACATAAGGAACGAAGTACAGGTTATCGATTTTAACGGGGGAATCTATTACTAGAAAGTTGGGATGGATACCTTTGAAGGCTTGGAGAGCATGATAAGTCGCGTCCGACGGCGCGAACATTTCATGGTTCCCCAGGATATGGATGTATTTAGCCCCTTGACTTAACACACAATCCACGAAGGCTCGGTACTCACCTACTACTTCGGCTCGTATGACTGCATGCCCGTCGAAGACATCTCCTAGGTTAATTACCAGATTGGGCTTATAGATCGACACTGCCA